ATGTGACTGAAGTTGTAGCTGAAAGCTTTCAGCTTTTGGAAAAGCGAGATAAGACTGCGGACCATTCGAGTATGGAAAATCAGATGCCACCAACTTTCGGAGCTAGTGATCCGATGGATATTCCAGATGATGGATTGCCTTTTTAGGGAGTTGTGAAGGATGAAAAGAAAAAACTATATTATTTTTATCAGACATTTAAAATCAATAAAAGATTTAGTAGATTTTTATGGATATATTGCAGACTCGAAAGTTTGTGGAATTGCTATTTATTTATTTTTAATCATTTGTTCGCCTTTCATCGCTTTGCTATTCCCAATCGCATACATAGAGCATTGTATTTATAAAAAAAGATTTATTAGACAATGCGTTAAACACGACTGGTGTTCAAAGGAATATCTTGAAGAGGTTGTCGATATCAGAAAAGATGATTTTAAGGAGGTGGAGTGATGGAACGACCTAAACGATACCCATCTGGGTGCTTCATTCCTGAACTGATTGAAGATGAAGATATTATCTTTAACAAAGACAGTGAATATCACAAACAGAAGAAAAAAGAAAAGAAGAATCCTATTTTTAAAAGAAATAAACCCCGAAATAGATGGGCGCTTTAAGGAGGTCACAGAATGAGCCTTACGCTAAATAGCACAATTGGAGACTTAGTTTTGGCAATCGGAAAAATTATCGTTGAGTCTGACGGTAAAACCAATACAGCGATGCTAGAGATACCCGATCAAGACTTCTACTTAGAAATTGCCGTAAAATTAAAGAAGGAGGCAACCGAATGAAACGTTTTATCGCAATCTGGATTTTATTGTCTGCTGGATTAAATATTTGGCAGAGTATCCAGATTAAGAAATCAGAAGAAAAGCGCCCTTTTGTAATCTATAAAGCAGATAATCAAGGCGCAGAAATCAAAGGCAGAGTCGTCCACAAGGAGAAGATTGGCGAACTCTACACGATCACGATACAGAACTACGGCATTTTTGTAGTTACTAAAACAAACTATGAGTCATTGAGGATTGGAGACGAGGTGAGATTATGATACCAAGATATAGAGCATGGGATAGCGCAAAAAAAGAAATGTTTAAAGATACTTTTGCAATTACAGAGATTGGTTGATTGAGGAGATGGAGAATGAGAATTAAAACATCGAATGGTGCAATCGTCAACGTTAACAACATAAAACGAAGTATCACGATTGAAGGTGTCGAGCTCGGCTCAGATTGTCAAGCGTTAGTATCTAAGCATCAAGACGGTACAGGTACAATTATATTAGTATTTGATGGAAAAGTTATTTAAAAACTAAATAGACTTAGAAATATTACACGGCATAGAAAAGAGGTGAACGATGCCTTTCTTTCCAGACATAAATGAATCTAAAACAAAAGAAAATGCCAAAAGAATTCTGAAAGGATATCCAAAATGGAGAAGAGTAGCTAATGACATAGATGGACAGAAGGTAACAACCACATACTCATTCATGCCACGCTCTCAATCATTCAGCAGAAATAGCCAAGTTGAGAAATTAGCAATTCGCAAAGTTGATGCTGAACTTGAACTTGATGCAATTGAACAAGCAGTAAGTGGATTACATGATCCAATCTATCGTAGAATCCTTTATGAGAAATATCTTCAGTGGGACTGTAAGAAAGACGAAACAATATCAATGGATTTAGCTATCTCAGAAAGTTCTTATTACGATATCTTAGATAAGGCTTTAATGGCTTTTGCTGAGCTTTACCGAAATGGAGAACAAATTGAAATCTTAGAATAAAAAATGGAGTTTTTTTGGAGTTTTCTTGGAGTAAATTTGGAGTAAGTTCGGAGTAAATATACGAATTAATGTGCTAAAATTATATTATGAAATAATTATAAAGGCAGGCACAACCTGCCTTTTCTTGTAGTTTGGAGGTGATACCATGAAGAAAGTAGAACCCATTCGTGAACCAGATGACATTGATAGAATGAAGAATTATTTGAAATCAAAGAGTGAGCGAAACTACATTCTTTTTTTGGTCGGAATTTATTCAGGGCTACGAGTAAGTGATATTGTACCTCTTCAAGTAAAGCATGTCAATCAAGATAGAATTGAGGTTAAAGAGAAGAAGACTGGCAAAATAAGAAAATTTGCAGTTAATCCTGAACTACGTAAAGCTTTGGATCGTTACATAAAAGAGAATCATCTTGAGAGTTATGACTATCTTTTTCCGAGTAGAAAGAAAGTTAGAGGTGACGGAGTAAGTATTAAACACATTGGTAGAGTAGCTGTGTATCAATTTTTAAATGATGCAGCTAAACATTCAGGATTAAAAAACATTGGAACTCATTCGATGAGAAAAACATTTGGTTATCATCATTACAAACAAAATGGGAATATAGCTATTCTAATGCAAATACTTAATCACTCTGCACCAGATATTACTTTAGATTATATTGGATATAATCAAGATGAAATCGATGAAAGTATGCTTACTTTTACGTATTAAAAGCATACTTATTTAACATATTGAGAAAAAGTAAATTGGATAATTCAGAAATGCCTACAAACCATTGTCATAACTGGGTTAAACAATACTCTGTCGAAAGTCACAAAATATAAGATATGTTAAATATACGAGGGTGTAAGAAGTTAAAAAAGCTCCCCCCTACATCATAAAAATTAACCCCCTACCTCTTAAAAAGAAAGGCCCCTCCGAAGATGAATACCACCCAAGAACGAGCAGACCGTAGTGGACCGCATCGAGTCGCATTTGAAAAGAATAAGAAGATAATTCTAAAAACAAGTAATACTTGTGGTATTTGTGGCCTACCTGTTGATAAGTCCCTGAAGTACCCACACCCTCTATCACCTGTAATTGACCATATTATTCCAATCAATAGAAATGGTCATCCATCAGATGTTCAGAACCTGCAGTTAGCCCACTGGCAATGCAATAGACAGAAGTCTGACAAGCTGTATGCTGACGATAGATCAGCCAATGTTACTGTTGTAGGCAATCGCAATCTGCCACAGTCAAGAGATTGGACAAAGTATAGAGCTTGAAGAAACCAAAAAAAGAAGAATTATATTATTTTTTTAAAAATATCAAAATAATAACGAATGCTTAAATTTTGAAAAAATAACAGATATGTGTGAAGCAAGTCCTAGTGAAGATAGGGGGGTTACCCCCTCCCACTAGGCGCTCAAGGGCTTCACACCGTCACTGTACATTTTTTCTCGCGCCAAATCATCACAATGAAAGGAGAACGGTTTGGAATTAAGAGGAGTTGACTATCTCAGACGAAAGTTGAATCTCTATCAGAGTAGGGTCAACCTGAGATATAAACATTATGCGATGCAGCATCATGAATCACTGTTAGGAATCACAATTCCTGCTCATATCCGTGCAAAATATAAATCTGTACTTGGATGGGCAACAAAAGGTGTTGATAGTCTTGCAGATCGTTTGATTTTCAGAGAATTTGCGAATGATGATTTTGAAGTTATGGAAATCTTCAATCGCAATAATCCTGATATTTTCTTTGATAGTGCAATTTTGGCAGCATTAATAGGTTCTTGCAGTTTCATCTACATTTCTAAAGGTGAAGATGATGAGGTGAGATTACAGGTTATTGAAGCTAGCAATGCGACTGGAGTTATTGATCCTATAACAGGACTGCTATTAGAAGGATATGCGGTTCTAGCTCGTGATGATTATAATCAACCAATGCTTGAAGCGTATTTTGAACCAAATGCAACTCATTTCATCCCTAAAAATGGAACTCCGTATTCAGTATTAAATGAAACTGGAATTCCGTTGCTTGTTCCTGTTATTCATCGTCCAGATGCGGTTCGTCCTTTTGGGCGCTCACGAATAACTAGAGCTGGAATGTATTATCAAAAATACGCTAAACGAACTCTGGAACGGGCGGATATTACTGCTGAGTTCTATTCTTGGCCACAGAAATACATTATCGGACTAGATCCAGATGCAGAACCGTTAGAAAAGTGGAAAGCAACAGTTTCGAGCTTGTTAACTATTTCAGCTAGTGACAATGGCGAAAAACCAAGTATAGGACAATTTACCACAGCAAGCATGTCTCCGTTCACAGAACAGCTAAGAACAGCAGCTGCAGGATTTGCCGGGGAAATGGGCTTGACCTTGGATGACCTTGGATTCGTTTCAGATAATCCGTCATCTGTGGAAGCTATCAAGGCTAGTCACGAGAATCTTCGTCTTGCTGGTCGAAAGGCTCAACGCTCACTAGGTGCTGGATTGTTAAATGTCGCTTATGTTGCTGCTTGTTTGAGAGATGATTTTCATTATGCGAGAAGTCAATTCGTAAGAACAACAGTCAAATGGGAACCTTTATTTGAAGCAGATGCTAATATGATGACCATGATTGGTGATGGTGTTGTGAAATTGAATCAGGCATTACCGGGATACATCAATGCAGAAACAATTCGTGACCTTACTGGCATCGCTGGAGATATGTCAGCTAAACCAGTAGTAAGCGAGGGTGGTTCAAATGGAGAATGACGTTTTACCCGATATCTTACAAGAGGTTCAGGAGAGGTTTGAACGAGATTTTGGCAAGAGTGAGATTGTCAGAAACGCTTTTGCTACATTGAAGGCAAAAAAAGCCACTTACAAAACAGCAAATGAGTTTGCGATTGAGATTGGTGGAATTCTCTCTAAGGCGCTAGGAACTTCTCTAAGCGCCGACAAATTACCAGACGGTAAAATGTATTATAATATCGCTCAACGCTTGCTGACGGACGTGCTAGGACGAAATTACGAGCTTGTAAGTAGTTATGCTAGTGATGTCCAGAAGAATTTGAACGATAAAGTCAAAATCGGTCTCAAAGTACAAGTTCCTGAATTGAATCAGGATCGAATAGCTGGTATTGTCAATCGCTTTTCATCTGAGGATAATTTCGAGGATGTCAGTTGGTTGCTAGATGAACCTATTGTGAACTTCACACAGTCTATTATTGATGATAGTATTCGTAAGAATGCAGAGTTTCATCATAAAGCTGGCTTACAACCAGAGATTGTCAGAACATCTTATTTTCATTGTTGTGAATGGTGTCAAGAAGTTGAGGGGAATTATAAATATCCAAGAGTTCCAAAGAACGTTTTTAGAAGACATCAGCATTGTCGTTGTATTGTAGATTATGATCCTAAAAACGGAAAAGTTCAGGATATTTGGAATAAAATTTGGAGAAAAAAAGATGAAAGTGATAAAATTGAAGTAAGGAAGGATATAAATCAAAATTCTCAAATGAGCGAAGTGAGAAAGCTAGCTCTTCAAAATGGAATTCTTTCAAATCCTATTAAGAAAAGTCGTAAAAAATTAACTGAGGAACAAATTATCGAAGCTGTTGGTGGTGGAGATATGACACTAGGATCTTGTTCGTCAGTAGCATTTGCATATATTGGAAACAAAGGTGGCTATACTGTCTTAGATTTTAGAGGAGGAAAGAGTTGTGATTTCTTTTCTCGAAGTAGTAGAATTGAAATGATTGGGAGTCTTCCAGGAGTTAAAATGCATGTTGCTAAACATACAAATGATTTTACTGCAGTAAAAGAATTGTTGGAGAAAGTAGAAAGTGGGAATGAGTACTACTTAGCAACAGGTGAACATGCAGCTATCATAAGAAAAAATGAAGGTCGTTTCGAGTTCTTGGAACTTCAATCAGAAACGTTAAATGGTTTTAAACCGTTTAACAACATTGTTCTGAAAGAGAGATTTAATGGTCAAGAGTCTCACGATGCAGTTGGGAGAAGATATGATGCAAAGAGTTATCTTATTGATGTGAACTCATTGAAAGATAACCCTGAATTTCACAAGATATT